ACCAAACAAAAAGGCGAATAATCAACCAACACAAGGAAGAATTAAATGGCAGATGAAGTAAGCACTTATCAGGGAGATGAGGCTGTCGAAGACGCTGGGCATGTCCAAGAAATGCTTGAAAAGGCAGAGGGCATAGAAAACGCCCATACTGATGACAGACCAGAATGGTTACCCGATAAGTTTAACAGCCCTGAAGATATGGCGAAAGCCTACAACTCTTTAGAAAACAAACTACATAACCCGGACGAGGAAGAATATGAGGAGGACTACCAACCCTCAGAAGATGATCTCCCTGTCCAAGACCTGCAAGCGGATGAGTACTACGATGATTTCTCTAGAGAGTACATCGAACATGGTGACCTTTCAGAACAAAGTTATGAACGACTTTGGGAAGAGAAAGGACTCAGTCGTGACATGGTGGATAGCTACATAGCTGGGCAAGAGTCGATAAGAGACCATGTCCAAGATCAAGCTTTCTCCATAACAGGAAGCCCAGAGAACTACACAGAAATGGTTCTATGGGCGCAACAGAATCTCTCAGGTGGTGAGATAAATGCCTTCAACCAACAAGTTAATTCTGGTGACACCGATCAGATAATGCTTGCTGTTGAGGGGCTACACTCAAGGTTCTCCAACAATGTTGGGGTTGAACCTAATTTGGTGACTGGCGAGGCTTCAATTTCTACTGGTGGTTTTGCCTCTCTTGCTGAATTGACTTCAGCTATGAAAGACCCTCGGTACGATAATGACTCAGCCTACCGTCAACAAGTTGCTGCAAAATTAAACCGCAGCAGCATTCTATAAAAAGCAACAAACCAAAAACACCCAAATTGTTTTGACCCTCTACGGAGGACAATCCTGACTTAATTTCGGGAGGGAAAGGTGTGCGCTTTGAAAACACATTTTTTTAACTCTTAGGATATTTCAAAATGGCATTTCCAACTAACCAGACTGTATCTCGTCTGGGCCAAACCAATGCGACTGGTGATGAACGGTCGCTCTTATTAAAACTCTATGCAGGGGAAGTCTTAACGGCTTTTGAAGAACGAAACATCTTCATGCCTCTTCATAGAACACGCACTATCAGCAAGGGTAAATCTGCACAGTTCCCTATGGTTGGTACAGCAGTAGCAAAGTACCACACTCCTGGTGAGTTGATCCAAGGCGATGCTATCAAGCATGGTGAGCGTGTTGTCACGGTTGATTCTTTACTAATCTCAAGTCAGTTTATTGACTCTGTTGATGAGCTAATGAATCATTATGATGTCAGATCAATTTACTCAAAAGAAGCTGGTAACGCACTATCTAACCAGATGGATAGAAACATGGCTAGAATCATTGCCAAGTCTTCTACCATCACAACTAAAGCTCTAGCTGGTACTGCTGGCATTGGTAGCTTTGATGATGAGGTGTTCACTTCTAACGTCAATATAGGAACGACTGTTGCTCACTCAACGGACGGCTCTAAAATTGCTCAAGCGATCTATGATGCTCTGAAAGAATTTGACTTGAAGGACATCACAGGTGAGAAAGTTTGTGTACTACCACCTGCGCAGTACTACTCTCTGTTTAATGTTTCAGGCGATGTGAATACGCTTGCTTACATGAATAAAGATGTAGGTGGTTCAGGTAGCCTATCTTCTGGACAAGTACCAGTGATCGGTGGCGTGAAAATCTTAATGTCTAACCATATTCCTCAAGCGGATATGGGAGACGCAACTAAGTGGGCTGCGACAACTGGTGATGCAACACCTGGACCTTCTGAAAGAACGGGTGCTTACTACGGCAACTATTCTAAGGTTCGTGGATTAATCTTCAGTAAAGATGCAGCAGCAACAGTTAAATTGAAAGACCTTTCGGTGGAGTCTGAATACCAGATTTCTCGTCAAGGTTCTTTGTTCGTAAGTAAATATGCAATGGGACACAATATCTTGCGTCCAGCTTGTGCTATTAGCTTGAACTCAGTTTAGCCTTATGTAGCAACTAGGGGGTGATGGGGATTATTCCCTGTCATCCCTTTTTTTTATTTCTTATTAAGGAATTTTAATGACTCCAACATCGAAATTAGAAGCGGTAAATATACTGCTCTCTTCAGTTGGCGAAGCTCCAGTGAACAGCCTGTCTAGTGGTCTAGTCGATGCGGAAATGGCAGAAACTATTCTGGAGTCAACATCTAGAGCGGTTCAGTCTAGAGGGTGGCATTGGAACAGAGAGATTGATGTAGAACTCTCCCAAGACACTTCTGGTCATGTACCACTCCCTGCCAACACATTATTAGCTGACCCTAGCAACAGCGAAACAGAGCTAGACTTAATTCAAAGAGGTTTGAACTTCTATAACCGAAAGACTCACTCTTTTGTAGTTGGTTCAGACCTTAAAGCAAACTTAACAATCTTATTGAGGTTTACAGAACTCCCCGAAGCAGCAAGAAGGTACATTACTATCAGAGGAGCAAGAGTGTTCCAAGATCGTATCTTAGGGTCTAGAGAGCTACACGGATTCCAAGAGGTTGATGAGGCTGTGGCTTTAGCAGACCTCCAAGCTGCTGAAGCAGAAGCTGGAGACTATAGTATCTTTGACAATTACGATGTCTCTAGAGTGATAGATAGACGGGGTGGGACGTATGGGGCTAATTAACGAGACCATTCCTAATCTGATTAATGGAGTCTCTCAACAGCCTCCTTCAGTCCGAAGGAAGTCACAGGGTACTGAGCAGTTAAACGCCATATCCTCTACTGTCAATGGGTTGAGGAAACGACCTCCCACAGAGCATAAAGCATCCCTTGGCACTATTGGGGATTCTTTCATCCACACAATCAGACGGGATGAAAACGAGTGGTACTCTTTAATCGTTACTCCTACTGACACAACAACCCCTATGAGGGTGTTTGACAAGGACGGGGTTCTACAAAATGTTGTCATGGGAACAGGTTCTTTGCCCTACCTTACAGGGGTTACTGACCCACTTAAAGACTTCAACGCTACTACTGTTGCTGATTACACGTTCCTTGTAAACAAGACAGTCAAGGTTAAAGAGTCAACAGCGGTAACGACATTAAGAAACCCTGAAGCTCTCCTGTACATAAGACAGGGGGATTACTCGACAGATTACAGCGTAACTATTCAAGATGTTGATGGTGTGGTAGTGGGTAAAGCAAACTATACAACTCCTGATTCATCTACTGTCTCCCATGAACCTCATGTCAAAACCACGCAGATAACGACACAACTGTATAACATGTTGTCTGGGGGTACTACTGGAGTTGGTATTGTTGCCCTCCCCTCTCATTTCTCCATCGGCATCAACAACAATATCCTTCACATTGTCAGAAATGACGGCAACGACTTCAAGATAGGAGCTTCTGATTCAAGAGGGTCCAGGTTCATGTTTGCCTTCAAAGACCAAACTGAGGATTTCAAGAACCTCCCTGCAAACGATGCCCCTGTAGGTTTCTATATAAAAATCTCAGGAGATAACGAGAAACTTGCTGATGATTATTGGCTTGAGGTCAGAGATAATAACGGCACGGGGCAAGGGGTTTGGGAAGAGAGCGTTGAGGGAGGTATAAGCGAGGGTGTTGATCCTACAACAATGCCTCACCAGCTGATACGAATGCCCGATGGGTACTTTTGTTTTAGCCAGGCCACAGGTGAGTACTACGATTATAGTACCCACTCAATCTCTTCAACAAAACCATCACATGCAAACTATGTACAGATTGGCGATTGGGCTAAAAGAATTGTCGGTGATGATGACTCTAACGAGATGCCCTCATTCGTTGGGTCTACTCTTAATGATTGTTTCTTCTATAAGAACAGACTTGGGTTTCTTTCTGACGAGAACATAATCTTCAGCGAGTCTTCAAAGTACTTTAGCTTTTTCAGAACTACTGTAATGTCGTTGCTAGACGGAGACCCTATCGACATTGCCGTTTCAACAAACAAAGTCTCTATCCTAAAACACGCTGTCCCTTTCTCAGAGCAGTTAATTCTGTTTAGTGACCTCACACAATTCTCTTTAAAGAGTGATGGTAATCTTACAGCGAAGTCTGTGAGCGTAGATACTGTCACCGAGTATGAAGCATCTTTGGAGGCTAAACCTGCCCCTGCTGGTAAGTATATATTCTTTGGAACTAACCAGGGAACATGGTCAGGGGTCAGAGAGTTTTTTGTAGACTCCATAACAGACACCAACAATGCCGAAGAAATAACAGCACACATACCGTCATACTTAAAAGGCCGCATAAAGAAACTAGCAGCCTCTTCAAACCACTCAATGTTGTTAGCCCTCTGTGAAGATGACCCTACAGCCCTGTATGCATATTCATACTACTCTAGAGGTACTGACAAACTACAATCCTCATGGGGGAGGTGGGAGTTCACAGGCGATATAAAGTCTGTTGATTTCTCAGGCTCTGATATCTGGTTGATTGTTGAAAGGTCAGGTAGTTTGTTTTTAGAGAAGATTCATTTAGGAGATGATCAGTCTGAAACAGACACTCTCTACGAAGCTAATGGGGATGTCTATAAATTTGGTGTTCACTTGGACAGGAGGGTTCGCCTTGGGGTTGTTGGGGATGCTGTGCCATTCACAGATGCCCTGCTTAAATACGTTACTAATAAAGGACGAGAGATTCCCCTAGCCGCTGTTCCTGACGTTCTAGCCGCAGGTCTTGTGGTGTTTGCAGGTGTGCCTTACCTCTTCAGGTATCAATTCACAGAGCCTACTGTAAAGGCTGAGAACGAGGTGGTGGCTGGGAGATTACAGGTGCGTAATTTCTCTGTGCTATATAGCAACACTGGTTACTTCAAGACCGTTGTAGAACCTCTAAATAGGACTTCTTCAGTAAAAGAATTTACAGGAAGAATTATCGATAAAAGCACAGCCCTGTTGGGGCATGCCCCTATCGACACAGGCTCTATGAGATTCCCTGTCCTGTGTAATGCAGAAAACCTAAAGGTATTTATAGAGTCTACTTCCTACCTCCCCTGTTCTTTTCAGAGTGCAGGGTGGGAAGGTTACTTTAAAGCACGTTCATCAAGGATTTAAAATGATATACACAAGACCGTCAAAGGATGATGATCTACAACCAATCGCAGATGACATGCGTGAGATGGATGCTCATGAAGTCAAATGCTCTAGTGGGGTTTCTCCTTTCCTAGCCCTAAAAGGAAGTAAGAGAATGTCACCAGAGTGTAACACCATCGTTGAAATGGGGTCAGAAATCCCTGTTGCAATGTATGGTGTTGCGGTTGATGCACTACACCCCACAAGCGGCTGCCCGTGGATGTTGGTAACAAACAGATTGTTTGCTGAAAAACAACACAGGAATCAGTTCGCAAGGGGTGCTTATAAATGGGTAAACGAAAAGCGTAACGAGTTCGATGTAATGGTTAACTATGTACATTGCTCTAACAAACTAGCCATCCGATGGTTAAAGAAATTAGGGTTTGTGTTCACCAAAGAGATCGAGAATTTCGGTCTTGGGGATGAGCCATTCTACGAGTTTATTATGATAAAGAAAGAGTAATAACACAGGAGATTATTTGTGTGTGAACCAGTATCGATTATGTTGGGTATCTCTGCTGCGCTTGCTGTTGCTGGTTCTGTGGCACAAGGGATGGAACAAGACAGACAAGCCCAAGAGCAGAACAAACAATACCTTGATAATGCAAAGGTAGCAGCAAGCAGTAAGTCAGAGAAAGAAAGACAAAACAATGAAAGACAGACTCAAGAA